AGATCCTGCACCCAAGTCATCATTCACAAATATTATTTCATATATAACACCATCAAATTCATCACTAAATGAAACACCAACTGCATCACCTATCCCTGGTTTTTGTGAGTGATCTAAATCTGATGTATCAGCAGACAAAGCAGTTGTTTCAGTAGCAAAGTTATATGACCTTATCCACTGTTTCGAAGTAACTGATTCAGGTGGACCTGTACCTCTACCAAAACCTATAATTTGAAAACCATCAGAACCTGTATTCATTCGAACAAGTAGTTCATTGTTAGCCATATTAAATGTTGCAGAAATGTTAGAGCCTGACCAATCGGCTTCAAGAAGAAAGCGACTCTTCTGATTTTTAGCAACCACAGGTTGTTTCTCATCGCTATCCGTTTGTAGAAACGCTACATAGCATAGGAAATTTGATGTACCTACATTCCATGCAGCACCAGATGATCCCCGCATAACATCGTTAGTACCATCAAACTTTAAACCATTGAAATTTCTATGGCTAGTGTTTCTAAGAAACACAGGCATCTTTGCAAGATCGTTTTGCTCAAAGCCACCAGTGCCAAGAGTGGTTGCATCTCCATCAAAACCTATTCTATTATTAGCCCACACACATTTAGTTTCATCCGATGATTCGGGATGAAAATACTCTGGCAGTATCCATGATTCTATATTAGTAAGGTTTTCTGGTGTCCATACTGGACCAAGTATCTTTGTCCACTCATGATCCCAGGATTCTGGTAGATTATATCCTCTATTAAAAAGTATTTCATTACGCATAGATATTATATAATCTCTAGTACCCCGACCTAGCATAGTTGTTTTATTCTGTTTTAATGCGCAGTTATTCTTAGTAACATCATCTGATGATCCTATTATATCTAAAGAAAATAATTGATCATTATTCTTCATGATTTACTCCTTAAATATAAGCAAAAAAGAATTTTAAGTTGCCTGTTGTTCCTACACTAGTGTTGGTGCTATTAAAATGAAGTCTAAAGTTAGGTATATACACATCTGTTAAGTCTACGAAATATGGTTTTACCTCTACAGTATTTGGTTCAGTATCAGTATCTATCGATGTGATTGTAATCCAGTCTGTACCATTGTGTGATCCCTCTAGTATTAGCCTAGCAGCAACATCGGAATAGGCAGCCGTAATTTCCACACCCATAATAATTTTTTTGTTTTCAATTGCATCAGCTGAGGGTAAAATAATGGGGCTAGCCAAAGAATTAGTACTGACTGATAAGTCGGTTGACGCAGCAGTAGTTCTAACAGTATAGCCATTAACTGTAGTGGTTGCAAAGACGGGTGCTGTTTCGATTGCCACGAGTCACCTCCTATTTATATAAGTAAAAGAATTTAGATGTTCCACTTGTACCAACACTTAAGCCAGTGCTGTTACATATCATTCTCCAAAATGGAACATAGGTATTAGTTAAATCTGGATAGTATGAATGAACTCCAGTACTTCCAGGGAATGTTGAGTCTAGTATAGTAATATCAACCCAGTCTATACCGTTATGTGAGCCCTGTAGTTTAAGATCTGGATCTATACCACCAGTAAAGTTCACAGCAGTCATGCCAGCCCCTAAAGGATCTGTTAAAGCAATAGTAGTATTGCCAGAAGAACCACCCACTGATTGGGTAATATTAATCTTGGTATTATCAACACTATCTATCTCAGCATCGTATCTATCTAGCCCGTTTATAGCGGTCTTTAAGTTTGTTGCTGTAACGGCGTTTGATGTTGCAACTTGAAATTCAGCAAAGGCACCAAACTCGGAATCCGTAGTAGTTGTTGTTGAAGCTACTAGAAGGTTAGTATATCCACCATCAGCTGCTGTTAAAACTATCTGATGAGTTCCTCCGTCTACACCACCAGCAAGTTTTCCACTTGCAAGTGCGGATTCATTGACAAGAACTGTACCGACTGTGTCTGTAAGTGCAATGTCGTTTCCATTAATACCAGTATTATCTGCGGTTAGAGTAGCGTATGTCTCTATACTTGCAGTACCATTAGATGCTGTAAGACCTTTAACGCCAAGCGTGTTTGTAAAACTAGACCCAAATTTTACTTTTGAAGTATCAGTAGTACCATTAATTGCGAGTTTTAAGTTAGCAATTTTAGCAGCATCACCACTCGGATCAAGATACCAATGAATCTGATTTGCAGACGGGGTACTTCCCATCGAATTTCTAGCCATAATTGTAGCAGTAACGTCACCAGCGTATCCGCCAGCATCTTCAGGAACAAGAACAGTGAATGCATCATTATGATAAACAGTTCCACCTGTGATTGCAAGTGCATCTGTCGCTGCTGCTGCAGATGCAACAGGGTAAAGATTAAGATAGCTAGTAACTGTTATACTACCCGTACCTTGAGTACTACCATAATCATCTACTACAGTAACACCCATAATAGGTTTATTATTTTCAATAGGATCTTGATCGGCAAATATTCTTCCACTTACTAGACTTGACGTAGCCGATGTAATACTAGACTCAGCAGAGTCTCTAGTATAATAACCACCAGAAGTACTGTTACTAAAGGGACTAGCTTGTTCAATACCCATTAGATACCACCTCCCATTGATGCCATTGCCTCTTGAATACCCTGACCACCAGTAGCTTCTATATCCTGCATTGCTGCTTGGAGACCGCCTTCAGTCACAGCTTGATTAACCATTTTTGTACTGTCGGCGGAGCCTTGAATCTGTGCTTGAGCCTGCGCCATTTCCATCTGTTCATTCTTAACATCTTCTTCACTCTTGACCCATTGTTCAGCATTGAATCCTAAGGAGCTGATAAGTGCACGACCATACTCATCCCACTTGAACATAGCAGCAGCTACTTCAGGTAGGTTACGTACCATCTCACCCATCTGCATGAGTTTTTGTAGATCAGAATCTCTAGATAGAGCCTGTAGGCCTGTGATAATAGCCACACTGAGTATACCCTCTTCTGTAAACATTTCCTGTAGGCGTTCATCCACTTCAGCATTAGTAGTCATAAGGAATACTGTACGTTTAACGACAGGTTCCATAAGATCTCTAGCAATAGCGGAGAATGCACCACCAAGTACATGCTCTAACTCTTGACCAATCATGCGTACAGCAGTAGCTGTCACACGTTCGCCCTGAGGCATGCTAGCAGAGTCTAATAAAAATGCTCTGCCTATTTCTTTTCTAAGTATCTCTACACCAGTTTGTGTTGATTGTATCTGAGGATTCATAGTAGCGGCTGGACTTATAGTAAATACTTCGTTAGGTCTACTAGCAACAAAGCCACCACACGGTGTGCCAGCTATGTCATCAACCTCTGTAATACCAGTAGGATCTACGCCCTGCCAGAATAAACTAGCAGCAGCAATACCATTGATAAGACCTTCAGTAAATCCTTCTAAAGCTTTGATATCACCTATCAAATCTTCACAATGACTACGGGCATAGTTCTCACCAGGAACACCAGACCATCTAAGTAAGATGTAGGGTGAAACAGTGTACTCACCACCACCTTGTAACGTATTGCCCTCAGAGTCTTGTTTAGTAACAACATACTTATCTTTATCTACTACTTCCATTCGACAGAAGATTTCTTTATAACCATTCTTAGTATCATATCCATCTGAGGCTGACATAAGAATACTATCGTCATCCATAGAACCAGGAAGAGCTTCATATTCTTTATATACAATCTCCTCTACATCTCCATAGACACCTCTTCGGCATATATAATTATCTAATCTTATGATTCTAAAGTTCATGTCATCTTCCATAATAACCAAAACATCTCCAACAACAATAAGATGTTGCAATGCTTGGTATATAATCTCTCGGAGATTTCCACTGGACAGTTTAGTATAAACTTGTTCACTGAGGTTACTAAGATAACTAACTACTTCAACTTCTGGCTCGGCTCCAGTACCCATTTCAAATTTAAAGAAGGGCATATCATTCAGGGGTAGTAATGCACTAAGCATTCTACTAGCCATAGCGGTAACACCTCTTGCTGATACAGAACTAAATGGTTGTGGCAACTGATGTTGCTCAGTCCATCCTGCGGGAGGCATAAGGCTTGGTATAGTTAGAGAGGCACAATATCTTGCTCTCTCTAGCTTACTGCTACGTAAAGCATCACATGTTCTAAATCTATTGGCTATATTCATTCAGGTCTCTCCTGTTCATCTGCAACTACAGAAACATCTTCTTCATCGCCAATAAACTCAGTACCAAATGCAAGAGATGCAAACATATCCGCAACACTTGTATCTTTATCTATAGGTTCTTCCATAGTCTCAGCAACATCAGCACCCTCTGTTTCCAATCGTTCTAGTTCAGCAAGACGAGCTGATTCTTCTTGTTCTGCCAGCATTCTTTGGCTATCTTCTCTAGCCATACGTTGTTCTTCTTGTAAAGCTAAGAAATCTCGCTGTTCTTGATCACGTAAGCTAGCAAGCTCGTTTTCTTTCACAAGCAACGCTTCTCTATCAGCTGCACTCATCCCCCCAGACATACTTGGACCTTTGTGTCTGAAGTCATGTTCTAATTCCCATTGTATATTTCTCATTGTCCTGGTCTCCTTTGCATTACTTTCTTGTGCTTCTTACGAGCCCGTCTCCAAGGGCTTTTTCCTTTGGGTTGTTCAGTCATAGGAATACTAGCGTCAGCAGTAACACCAGCCGGTGAACCTAAGTTGGCACTCTCTTTACTGATAGCACTTATCTTCTGTTTAAACTTAAGGCTTTGTGCTAGACCCTCACCAACCATCTTCTTCTTTTGTGCAACACCCTGTGCAAGCATTTGTTTCTTACCTGCTGCCATCTTTTTATTAAAAGAAGATATCATCGATTGTATTTTTTTCTTTTGCATATCAGTTTCTTGTTTTATCTGGCGTTTTGCTTTCGATATCTTTTGTTTTGTTTTTTGACCAGTCAACCGTCCAACACTTGACTTCCATTGTTTTGAAAGCCATCCAAATTCTGGATTCCCCGTCTCAGGATTAATACTATTGGACTCATGACCCACAGTATATTGATCCATATCAACATCATGTTTTTCAAAAAGAGACCTAAGCTTTCTCATAGCTATCTCATTACCTATGAGTTCCATAGGAACAACAACTTCACCAGGAGTTACATGAGCAAGTAATGTATCACCACCACGACCAGCCTGTTCTTCAGGCGTAGTATCACCCTGATCTAAAGCTGGTTCTGTAGCCCCTTGAGGTGGACCGCCCATACCCATGGCACCCTGCATCATTGCTTGCTCCATCATGGCTGGATCAACGTTTGGCATTGCTTTTCTCCTTGGTTTGTAGTGTGATTATATGTTCAATAGCATTTATGACATCTATCTGACCGCCACGAAATATAGATTCCGTAGCAAAGTCTTCTCGATCATCGTCTTGTTTAAATTCAAGAGGAGGATACTTTTTTCTTAGAAACTTTACTAGATCTCTGTCCAGTAGTGGAAGGTTTTTCCAATCTTGCATCAGCATCTCCTTCTAATTTCTGTAAGCGTTGATCAAAACTCTTTACTAACATTAAAACTTCCGAGTCTAGTACTTTAGCATTAAGTCTAAGTTTACGATATATTGTTTCTAAATTATGCATCATTATAAGCATTCTCCGTTATGTCTACAACCTCACAAGACCCACCAACACAAGCCAGTGAATGTGAATTAGTTGTAGTGTCCTCTGTTTCAAATTCTTTCAGTAAAGACCAGTCAATATTGTCTGGAACTTCTTCTATTAATTCTAAATATTGTTCTTCAGTTATCTTTTCAAATGGTAGTTGATCTTGATAACTATGGTCTTCTGGTAAGAAAGCTATACCTGATACCCATTCCCAATTATCCCATACCCATTGACCAGTACCAAGGAATGTATCATCCGTATAGTACACAGTAATACTTGGCTTATGTTCACACCAATATTTCTGATATGTTAACCAAACATTTAAGTGATCAATAGGATTATATGTTTCATATGTTGTGCTCGATGGATTGGCACAAGTAGGAAAAGCAAAGACTGTAGTGTGTTCTGGATTAGCAGCACACGGTTCATTAGCAACACCAACCGACATCATAAATTGACACAAAGGGTTCTGTGTATCAATACGAACACGTCTGATATAATACTCAGAAAATCCTGGGTGTATACCAGATGATGTACCCGCAACACATGACGTAGTACCACTAGGTTTACAACAGGTCACAGCTTTGGACTTGTTAATACCCAACTTCTCAGCCCATTCAGCATTAGTATCCTTAACAATTTGCTTTAGTTCTTCAAGAGCTTCATTAAGTTTTCTACTAGGGGTACACATAAATTTATTATCATACACACCAGTAAAAGAAACACCAAGTAGGCGTTCATCTTCACAGTTCTGTTTCCATTCTGGATCAAGATAAGTAAACCTAGTACACGCAGACTGAACAGTACCTAGGATAGCAGCCTTACGTACTTTGTGACGCAATGTAGCAAGGTTATCGTAAGGACGTACAACAACTTCTGATAAATTACAGAATTGTTTAGGTCTTAGTATGATCTCACTACACGGATTAGTACCCCACTGTGCAGGATTTCTTCCCGCTGCCTCAGCAATCTTATTCATAGCCTCTCGGTTACAGATACCACGCTCACCTGAACGAGAACTGTGAATAGTCATCCACTCTTCCATGAATCTTTCTAAGCTAGGCTTAGTTTCATAGACAGCAGAGTTATTAGCTAAGCCACGTTGACCATTCTGTTCCCACCACGGACCATACTTAGCCTTAGCCATAGCTCTATCATCAAGATCAGACAATGAAATCAAAGCTGATCTACGTACACCACCAGAAATAACAATCTCCCCGGTCATGCATACAATATCGTGTACCTCTAGGGGGGTGAGCCTACGTCCTTCAGCAGCGTAGAATAACTTGACCACAAACTTGAATAATCTTTCAAGAGGTTCTGGTCCAGAAGCTCTACCGCCAAACGTCTTTAACCTTTCGCCTTTAGGTCGCACAAGGGACATGTCCCAAGTAGGGTGGAAGCCACCGTATAAAGCAGTTAATAGACCAACGAAGGCATCAGCCCATCCCCGCCTAGAGTCTTGTACTGTTATAATAATTGTATCGTTCCGAGTAATCTCAGGAACAATAGGCAACTGTTCTATTTCTTTTACTTCGCAGGAGAATCCTACGCCCGTACCAGAGCACAGGATATATAGTATATCAGAAAAGGATCTAATCGTACTTATGGGTAGGTATGAACAGTTGTATAGGCACGTATCGTCGACCTCTGCCGCAGCCCCTGCCGTCATTAAAGCCCTCATCGATGGGAAAACTTCTCGATCTAATGTCAATCTCTGTAGTTCGTCCCACTCTTCTCCTATTACACTCGGAAATCTTTCTGCAAAGTAGTCGTAATAACGAGCCACGCATTCGTCCCAAGTCTCTCTCCTCCCCAAATCTTCTCGCCACTTACAGTAGCTACGAGCCACCACAAAACCTTGAAATTGATCCATTAAGTTCTCCTTTGTCTTTATGACCCAGCATCTGGGCACCATAGTTTAATTTCTTCGTGTTCTAGGTTGTAATCTTCTTTAGTTAGAATCTTAACACACCTAGCCATAACAATAGCTATCTCTGGAAAGGGTATATCGCAATCTTCTCTCAGCTTATGCTTATCTTCTGAGTATAGTTCTAAGATATTGTCTTCCCACTCATCTTTATCCCACTCGTTTAAGAATTTATCAGCCGTCTTGGGACCGATACGCCACAAGCCAGGGATACCATCAGTAGTATCACCCGTCATCCACTGCTTACAAAAGAATCTATAGGCATCTTCTTTAGATACAAACCTAGCATCATCATCTTTGTTGGGATTGTAGTGCCAGCCAGTAGTACCCTGAAGATCCTTGTCTATTGTAACAGCGATATGAGTACCCTCAGAGGCGTATATACCCAAGATATCATCAGCCTCCAGGTTAGGTAGTAACATACACTCGTAATACTCTTGTATCCACTCTCGAACATCTTCGAGATACTCTGGTTTAAGCAAATCATCTCTATTATCCTTGTACTTAGGCCACTGTTCTTTTCTAAAGTTATCCTTACGTTTACATGATAATGCTACGATAACATCCTCGGGTGCTACACCATCAGGTATCCATTCTTGTATTAGACCATCCAGCTTAGCTGGGAAATGATCAGGGTCTTGTGATTCCGCCCAGAATGCTGTGTGATATACTAAGATATCACCATCTATCATCGCTTTCTTCGGTCTCTTCATCTTCTTCTAACTCCTCTAAGTTTTTATCGTTTAATAATAATAAATCAATCAACTGTTCTATACAACTAGTCAAGTCATCGATGTGTTCATCATATTCTACTATGAGACTTCCTGTCTTGGATGGCTGAACGCCACACCAAATAGGAACCATCACAGATACCTTACGTTCTAAAGCTTCTAAGTTATCTTGGTTCTTAAGTATACAGGAGAATAACTTCCTGTATTCATTAGGACCACTATCAATAATCTTAGCTAATTCTTCAGACTCATGTTCTCTCCAATCCTCTTCAGGTATTTCCCTGGAACCATAGGATACAAATATTAAAGTACTAGCATACCTATGTGCCAGCTTTATCTCGTTCAGATAACGGCAGTCATCCACTATGATACACCTCTCCCAGTACTTACCAGTAGGGTTCTTTCTTTCTTCTTCACGTATTGCCAATAAACGCTTTTCGAATTCCTTAACCCAATAGTCAGGATCTTTACGTCGCATCCTAGCACCAATACGTTGGCAGAATCTTCTGTATTTCTTGGGATTGTCTTCCTTACCTATACCTCTGGACTCAGCTAACTCTTTTAATGGAGTAGCAAAGGACAGTAGCTTAGGTGTAAGCCCAAGCTCATAAGCTCTTTTGGTTATTATACGGGCTAGTGATGTCTTTCCCGACCCAGCCTGTCCAGCAATTACTATAATTTGCATTGGTTAACTCCTTATACAATGTCTTGGGTTGTATGTGATCCCTAACGGGTATACCACACAACCTTAATAAATAACTAGTAATAAGAGCACAAGATGGTGGAAGTACCTTAGGTAATAAGTACCTGCCTACTGTAAACCAGAAGGCTAAAGATCTTGCATCTCCTATATACGGTGCCCATACGAAATCCATAAGCTGTTCTATGCTCACATTATAAACGCCTAATTTTATAATATCATTAGGGGGATATATATGTCTATGAAAGTATTCCTCATTAACAAACTTAGCTTTATGAGTTTTATCACAAGCCAATAGTGTTGTTCCTTCCTTCCTATGTAGTATTATACTACAATGGTGGATGTCTGTCAAGGTCAAATACTTAATTAATTTCCCTCTTTTACATTCTGATCTATCATAGAATGCTACGGATACTTCCGCTGGTGCTAATTCATAACCCATATCAGTGACACTCCGACCAGTTATTACCAACTCTATAGTCACCGTCCATTTGTACAGTACACCTAAGTTCATAGCCAGCATCAATGATGGCATCAATACCAAGGCGACCTACGTCATCAGCTATCTCTGGTTCACACTCAAGTTGCCACTCATCATGAACAGTAGCCATGAAAGCAACACGATCCTTATACTTAAGTAACGCTTTATTTAATTTAGTCTGTGCTAGTTTCATTACCACAGCACCGTCACCTTGTATCTGTACATTCAATGCTTTGTGCTTAGCTCTGCAGAGTACCTCTCTACCATCTAGTAGAGTAATAGTACCCTTGTTAGCTACTTGGAAGTGACAATCATCTAACAGGTTCTTAAGTGCTGGCATATTCTTAAGGAATTTATTCTTAACAACCCTACCATCCTTAGCTTTCTTACCTACAATCTCACCTATCTTACCGTCACCAGCACCATAGATTAAGGCGTAGAAGAAAGTCTTTGCGTCATCCCTAGTATGTAATCCAGCAGCCATTTGATTAACGGTATGTATATCTCCATTTAATACAGTCTCTCCATAGTCACCATTATCCCACCTAGCCATACGATTAGCTAATAGACGTGCCTCTAGTCCAGAAGCATCTATGCCTACTTGAACCCAACCATCTCTTGGAACGAATAACGAACGTGCTCTAGGATCTCCCGATACTTGTTGTAAGTTTGGTTGACTTGCTGTCATCCTACCCGTAACAGTACCTTGAGTATTAACATAGCCGTGTATACGGTTGTCTCTAGAGTTAGTAGACCTAAGTATCCAATCGGATAATTGACTAAGCAGTTTAGTTATGTCAAAGTATTTAACCAGTGCTACTGCCTCGTTGTATTTAAGTTTCTTAAGTATCCCAGAATCAATCTTAGGATTACCTTTATCTGTTCTAGGACCACGCCATCCATACTTGCTGTATAATCTTTCGGCTATTTGTTTTCTACTGCCTGGATTGAAGTGTGTAATCTTATCCTTTAATCTCTTACCAGTCTTATCAGACCAACGCTCTTCAGTTATAGGAGGAAATATCTCAGACATCTCATCCTCTATTAAAACCTTTTCCATTAGTAAGTCATGTTCTAATCTATCAGCAGCATCAACATTAAAGCCAATACCATTGCACATTTGTTCTGCTATAATTTTAGCTACACTGTGTTCTAGTTTAATTGAGGTGGGGTATTCTTCTAGGAAGCCAGACTTTATTTGATAGCTGAATACTTTATCAGTAACAATAACATCTTGCTTACAGTACTTAACCATGTCAGGATGGTACTCACTGAAACCTAAGTCATATTGAAGCTTACTACACTTTAGATACTCACCCCAAGCTCTAAGAGAGTTGCCACCAAACGGGTGGTCAGATCTTTGACCAGGATACATAAGCCTAGCAACAATTAAAGTATCATAAGCCTTGGTATCTATCTCACCATACAATCTTTCTAATAAAGGGATATCATATTGAATAATATTATGTCCAATGATTACGTCGGCTGATCTTAACAGTTCAACACCTTCTTCTATCTCATGTTCTAAGAATGTATACATTTTCTTTGTATCTACATCCATAGCACACATGCACCACACTCTTGTGGCTTCTATAACGGCAACGTCCTTCTCGATAATGAGTTCGGATAATCCATTACCTTCTATATCAAAAACTAATTTCATTTAGCCCTTCTTTCTTTTATCTACATTACTTACAGCCTTGGTGATATCAGTATCTATCTCCAGAAACTCAGTAATATTTTTTATTATTTCTTTAGGATTCTCTAGCATGTCTTCAAAGTAAACAACATGATGATTAATATTCTCACGAGTTAACCAACTGTCTGTCATATCATTAGCTAACAATACCTTAAGGTGCATGGCATATACATCCACGCCCTTGTATTGGTCAGCGAAAGAGTTCTCTAAATTATTATCGTCGGATATTTCCATATCTATCTGTGCCAATTTAAACATACTCTCTGCTTGTGTGAAATCATCTTTACGTTTACAATATATAACCTTATCAACCTTCGTGTTATCAAGTTCAAGGGGTAGAATACCCATCATCTTAACGGCACCATCTATGTCACCATCATATTTACCCACAGTAATATCTATTATGGTATACACGTCAAGTTCCCAATAACCTTTTGGATTTAAAGACCTAGCTATTTTATCTTGTTCTTCTGTTACATATATGTCAACAGATTCACCTCTATGATAACCACCCCATAGACAGTGCTCCTTAACCTTGGACTCGGGGTTCCCAATTAAGGAAACCCCAAGCAAGTTTAAGGTTTGCATCATAAGGCTAGAGCCACATCTACCTGCTCCAGTAACTATAATCATATACCATCCCAGTCATTAATCATAGTACCATCATCATCAAAGGCGAAGTTTAGTTCCTTGAGTCTACCAGAGCCATGCTCATAGTATAAACAAGAAGCAACACCAGACCTTCCGGTCAGTCTGTTCTTGAGTACACGTACCACGGTAGTATTAGCAATCCTGGGATCAGTATTCTGTCGATCCCTTTCTAAAGCTATCACAGTATTAGGTACACTAGACAGAGAACCAGAGCCACGTAAGTCTTGTAAAGTTATACGTTCTCCTTCTTCGTAAGCCTTGTGTGTTTTCTTGAGTTGAGATACAACATCAATACGAACACCTGTACGAGACACTAAAGCTCTAAGCTCTTTCATAATGTTATCAATCAGTAGTCGTTCAGAACTACCGCCGTCATAATCAGTACTAGAACTTAGTAGACCAGTAGCAGCAGCAGTAATATGATCGAGTACGATTACATCAACACCTAGGGACACAGCCATGAATTCAATCCTAGCACAAAGGTTAGTTAAACCAGAGTTACCTAAGTGATCATAGACATATAAGGAAGAACCTTCAAGATTCTTTCTAGCATCTGCATACTCTTCGTCAGTGTAATCATCTATAATATCTATAGCGATAGGATCTTTGCCAAGCTCTGATCTAAGCTTATTCATAATACGCTTAGCTCTAATAGCTCTGACAGGTTTATTGATAATCAATGATACCATATCATCTACAGTTTCTTGTGGTGATTCTTCTAACATGATAGCACCAACGCTACGTCCTTCTACTAAGTGATGGTGTATAACCTCACGTAGAATGGTAGACTTACCACTACCAGTACCACTAGCCCATAGAGTTATCTCTCCACTTCGTTGTCCAAGTAAGAACTCAGACAAAGAATCGAAGGGGAAAGGATATACTCTAACTTCATCCAACGATGTAACATCAGCTATTTGAGACACATGAACAATCTCATCGGGTGAGTATTGTTGTGCTTCCCACATAGCTTGTATGATTGCCTTGCCTTGATTCTTAAGAAGACATTCATTAGCATCCTTGAAAGGTAGTGTAGCTATCTTACATTTTCCAGGGGGTAGAACCTCAGCCACAGCCTTAGCTGCTTCACGACCAGGATCATCCATATCAAACATAAGAACAACCTCTTCATAACTACAGATAAACTCTAAGTTATCTTTGATTGCACGTACAGCACCAGCAGCTCCACTAGGGAGGCTGACAACGGGCCACTTGCATTCTAGAAGTTGAGCAACAGACATACAGTCTATCTCTCCTTCTGTTATAACTAGGCGTTTACCTTTAGTACTTTTCCAAAGCTGTTGACCCCACAAGGATACCTTGTTTGTATCACCACGCCATTGGAATGCTTTGTTAGGTCCACGAAGTTTCTGTGCTACCACCTGTCCATCCTTATAGAATGGAGCAATGTCAACACGATCACCGTTCTTCATCAGTGATTGGTAACCATAGAACCTAGCAGTCTTCTCAGTAATCTTACGATCTGATAGACCTTTTAGTTCTCCAGTTACAAACTTAAGACCTGGTTTCTTATCAGGAACAGTACTTGTTTCCATGGCTATTCCTCCTTTACTCTCGTGGTAGCCACAAGCAAAGCAATGCTTGCCACCATCCACATATACACATAAATTGTCTCTACTAGTATCCCGCCCGTTATTAGCACAGGCGGGACACTGTAGTCGTTCAGATACTTGGGTCATTATTTACCCCACGGCATCTTAGTTTTCATCCATACCCACATTGGGTTACCGATAAGAGCACCTGCTACAAAGACTACTGCTGTGTAGCACAGTGTTCCAACCACTGTATCAAATATTTCTACCATTACTTTTCTCCTTTAAAATTTTCATAACTATTTTACCTGCCCATGCTAATGAGATTGCACCTGTTGCAATCACCACGGGTAGGAAGAACCAACTAGCATACATAGCTAATGCATAGTTTAAAACAACGAATAAAATTCCGCCTATCAGCGGGTACCAGCCCATTCGTCCACCAGTAAGCACAAGCAAAGCCATTCCACTTAGTGTACAGATCCCACCAAGCCATCCGAGCATAGGGCTACACGTAACAACAGGTGAATCGATAGTTTCCATAGCCTTATCTATAATACCAGGTGGTGTGAATACTTTCTGCCACATTGAGCAGCCAGTTAGTGTTATAGTTAGTAGGGTTAAATACATCACATGTCTTATCATCTCTCCTGTCCTCCGCTAAGTTTACTCATTCACCATCACCATCATCAATTAGAATACCATCATACTCTTCTATCAACATTTGTCTACTCCTATAGTAAAGTAACCATCTTGATTCTTAGGTGCCCATTGTTTAATAGCATACACAGATTTAATCTGACGATCATCTTCCCATAGATAGCCATTAAGAGAGTCTAATATTGCCTTAATAAAGTTATCCACGTCTGCTCTTGGGACATCTAGTTTAGTTTTCTTGGGTTGCTTGATGTACAACTCAATATCTACATGAAGTAATCCAAGCATGGGTTCCCAGTCACCTAGTACTTCCTCAGCAAGATCAATCATGTCCTTACGAAACTGTTTGTATGGTCCAGTCAAGTAGGCACCACGTCTAGATAGACGGGGCCTACTTGCAGCGACCGGACTAATTTGGAACTCCCACTCTGGCATCAGATAGGAAGATCGGTGTCGTCACTTTCAACAGTAGGTGTACTGTTATCAACGAAACCTTCAGTAGCATCAAAGCCACCAGCATCTCCACCACCAACGTTGTTCTTCTCAATAATCTGACACCCATTAAGGTATAGACTCATTGAGTTGTCTCTTGTAAGTACAGCAGGTGCTACACGTAGACGAACCTTATCACCGCCAAAGGGAATAACGCTTGTCTTATTAGAACTAGCATCACGACAAGGGAATGCGGTTACACCTTTCTTAACGAAAGTCTTAGACTTAACCTTAAGTAAAGTATCACCATCATCATTCTCTCTCATACCATTAATCTTAGTTGCACCGCTTTCCTTAAGCAAGCTGTCTAGCTTCTTCTGAAGCTGTGCATCCACAAGCACTGTGATATTATGGTTAGCTGAGTCAGCTCCAAACTTATCATCAGGTGCGTGTAAGTGTGACCACACTACGTCATGCGTCTCTGTGGTAAATGCAGGTATCTTATTCGTTGTCATCATTGTTTTCTCCTTTTTGTTGTTCAACGTTTTCTTGCATCTTTTCTATTGTTGCGTTGATATTACCAACGACTCCCATAAGGGTCGCAGCAATACCTTCGAAATACTTTTCGAGTTCATCAAGAGGAACCCATACTCTTTCTTCTGTATCTGGCATCACATTATCTCCATGTAAGGATGTCCATCAATTACTACACCAGCCCCGTTGACTGGCTTCTTTAAGAAGTTCTTGGCATAATACATCAAAGTGTGACTTATGTCAACCCCATTAGGTACATTAAATCCAAACAATTTATCACCGTTGGGACCTTGTAGCCAACATATGCTAGCAGCAGAGTGTACGTGTCCACTGACAGTACTCTGTACTCTAACCTTTGCAGCGTTAAACGCTGGTGTATTACCAGAACTAGCTCCAGTGCCGTGGATATATGCCACATCATCTATGATATGTTCATATGCCCAATCCCAGCTTGGTGTACCAAAGATATCTTTATAATCCTTTAGGTACATAGCTGGGATACCAGCACTAGAACTTAGTCTATGTATTCTTTCATCATGATTCCCAATGCAAACCGATGCACTTGGAAATGCTCTCTTCCATGCCTTTAACTTTTCCATCGACCTGTGATACTCAGCTAAAGCTGAGTCAGCATCAGGGTGTTTCTGATGGAACGATATAGCATGGTGATCTAAGACATCACCGATGAATACAGTCTCGGTAGTCTTATACTTTTTCCTGAGCCCTCTACAAAACTCAAGGTAATCCTCTCGTTCAGCAGGGAGATGCAGGTCTCCTATCACTAATACTTTAGTCATCTATATCCCTTTCAGTTGGTACATACATGTTTAAATCCAATCCATTATTACTTGGTATATGGTTTTCTACAAAGTCTTCGAAAAGATTTGTAATAAAAACCTTCATCATTCCTTGAGTAGCAAATGTTATACTCATTTTCTTACAACTACTGGGAACCTTAGCTAATTTAAGTGCATAAGCTAGTCCCCTTTCCATATCTCCTTCATTATTTACAATTAAATGTGCCATAGTGTTAACTCCTATGCAAAAAAGTACTCTGATTTAAGAACCGTTTCCAGTTCTAATTCCCCGCGTGGTGGAGGATCAGGTAGTTTTACTCCTAATTGTTTCTCAACTTCGCCCCTAAATTTTTCTAACAAATTTTCAGAATGTATATCGAGAAACTCCTCCCGTAAACAGTTACGCATTAGGTCTACAAAATTGGCATGACATCCATATGAATCATGGAGCATACTAAAGTCTGTTATACCATAGAACGCGACTCTAATTATAGTTAGAAACAAATGTGCTGCATCAATGCTATGAATAAAGTTGGGGCTAATAGCTTGTAATGCAGCCCTGATATTAACATCATCTGTCCTAACATAAAACGTCAGCTCTTTAGCATTAAACAAAGTAGCAAGAGACCTACGTTTCTGTTGTTTATTATAATAGTGAACAACCTTAAAGCCACTAGGGGTAGTCCACTCTACATGTTTATTGAGATCATTGGCAATACTAACAACTTCTTTAAGGTATTGTTTACCTGTGTTGGGTCCACCTAAGGATGTATCTAAACTAGCTTTGATTGCTCTAGCCAATTCAACTATAGCACCGCCTAGCTTATCTTTAGGTACCCAACTAAGGTGACCCTCTTCTTTAATATATCTTTGGATACCATAGAAAGTAATACCATAAGGCTCACACATGGTAGATCTTTTAGTTACTGTTCTATCAATAGAATTATTCCAGTGATCCATGAACTGTTCTAGCCAGCCGCTAGGATCTTGTGCCTTTAAACAGTAGTCAGTAGTTTTATCTGCCACAAACTGATACAAATCTTTAGGTTCTTTACTAGGTAGCACACCTGTTAGCTTAGCTATAGGCGTATCACCTACTATGGCAGACCAGTGTTGGTTGCCATTACACTTGCCATCTATCTGGACTGGGACAAATGTAAGATTATCAGTTCTAGTAATATCAAAAATACTAGCCAGTCTCTGAAAGGACTTATTCTTTTTGACAGAGCTATCAATCCATTCTCTATTTTCATAAGGATCTTTTGCAATTTCATTTATCATCTCCCAATTATCATCAACCCACTTGACCCTGGATTCAAAGCCCAGTTTGTCTTGATCAAATAAGTTAGCTAAGTGTACCTTCTGCCACCACCTACCTCTAGGGGTAAGCTCTACACCAGTAGCAAAGCATATCAGACCACGATCAATATCAGATGATTGTGGGCTAAGTAACTCACATATTGGGTAAGCCCTGCCTCGGAAGTCCATAGTCCATGAGTGGTAAAAGTAATCAAGGGGTATCAGCTCCTTAGCTAGCTTAAGTCGTATAAGCATGCGCCCTCTTCCTTGCTCATTCTTATACCACTGACCCCACTTTTCTTCCCTTGCTTGGCACCATTTGGCTTGGTCTTCTTTAGACCCATCATTTGGGTAGGGTGCATTATACATGAACTCTTCAAAGGAGTACATTGGTAGGTTCGCTAGCCCTGTGTTGTTGGTAAAGAGGTTTTCCATTACCTCTAGTACAGAAGTATTAACAGTCCACTCAGTACCAGCCAGCATATTGATACCGTCTACTACCTCTTGAGAAGGCTGAGAAAACTTCTGTTCTTTAGCATAATCACCAAAATAATTAGACCTATATTTTTGTACCAAAGGTTTCCTAAGTTCTGTGTGTATGTACCCGCCGGAATGTTTTAGTGTGTGTAGTTCTGGTCTAGATATCATAGGTCTGTAGACCAGTGTACTTGCTTGTAAGAACTCATGCCTTTGGTGTAACTCTCTGAGAACATCAGGATGAAACTCAACACTGAGATAGCTTTTGAAAGTACTACCTCGTTTTATTCTATGTTTTGTTAGGATTATTATATTACTGGTAGCAGCTATGCGTAACATGTGGTGTCCATAGTCATGCTTCTGTTTAACAGAAAGCTTATGAACCTTACCCATCTTCTTAGCAAAGGCTTTACATCTCTTAGTAGTCCAGTTCTTTATAAACTTTGATTGCTTTAGCCAGTTATCTCTATTAGATTTCTTAGCTCTTTGAAATGCTATAATATCACTAGAATCCTGAGCTATCTGTATAGCTATAGTTTGTGCTAGAGGTGGAACGATCTTATCATTCTGCCAATCATAACCCCAATAAGAACTAGAGAACCAAGTACGTATGACAGCCCTGATAGTTATATCAGCCATCTTCTGTGCACCTAGCTCTAGAAGAGGAGGTATCCATCCAGGCGTACCGTTTGAAGAGCATATATTATCTATCCACTCTTGATATGTATCTCTTAACTCCTTAATACTGGAATCCATAAGCTCTTGCTCAGGTATACCCTCATCAGGTGCTCTGTTATACTCATCCCAATACTTACTCCGACCATACTCTAGCATCTCTTGTTCATAAGATACCTGTAAGTCTATTCGTTTGCTTCTGCCTTCGTCAGTTAAATCATTCCATATCGTCATCTACACCTTCCCAGTACTGCTGTGTACGTTTAACATGTTCTTCCTTGGTTATCTTACCAAAGGCAAGATCCCAGTTGATATCATATATCTCATCAGGTATATCTCTGCTCCTAGTACTATCCCCTTTACCAGCAGAGGATTCATATACTTCAGGCTTCCATATCCTGTTGCCACCTCTAGCCCTATGTGCGGCATCCTTTTCATGCTTAGCCTTAAGTTTTCTCCAGTTTTTGTGGGCGTTAAAGGTGCCACCAAAATTCTGATCATTAGTTTCTATAGATACACTCTTTTTTTTCTTTGCCATACGTATATTATACCTCATGTTAACATGTTTGTCAAGTAAAAAACAGATCTTTTTATAATATATATTGTTACCTCTTCGATTGCGGTCGATTCACAGTGTCGAAGTTAACCAATACAGGACCCCGTTAAGATAGATGCCGAAGCAAATGCTGACCGACTTGGGCTCAGAGGATAGGTAACACTATATTAAATTGTGCGTTAGAGATGCCAAGATTATCTCATTAAAGCCCGTCTAGCCGTGGCTCCGCACATTAAATTGTCGGGGAGTAGTAGCGTGAATATGTTTCCTTGTACACCTCATCACTTCGGTAGCTGCTTCATATGCCTACTACTCCCCGTAGATTGTGACACCCCTTTGTGGGTTAATA